TATGCTAACTTAATTGCATTTCTTAGTACACCACGTTGGAATCCTGCGGGTGAGAACCAAGGTTCTGAAATTTCGTTAGTCTGTAAGCATAGACCTGCGATGTCACCATTGCAAGGTACGTAACGATAGATGTCGTTGTACTTGTCATAGATGTATTTGTATCCTGAGTCAAATACCATGTAAGAAGAACTTGGTAGTTGCTTGAAGAAGTCTACGATATTTGTAGTAATAGTTGTTGTATTACTGATTCCGATTACGTTTCCTCTACGAGGTGAAACGAATACCATGCAGTCTCTTCTCTCTTCTGCGATATTTACAAGAGATGTAATCTTAGCAAGTGCGTTTGCATCACTTGTTCCAGAAGGACCTGCAATGATAAAGTCAATGATTTGTGATTCTGGATCTCCAACTAATTCGTATGAACTGCCAATATCACTATTAGTAATAGTGTATTGTCCTGCACTTACTGTGTAGTTTACTCCACCTGTTAATCTGTAGTAGTAAGTAGCATTGTTCTTAGTACCTAGAGTTGTAACTCCATTAGGATAATCTACAGAACCACTTGCACTACGTAGTAGGTTGAATTGTACACCTGCAGCAGCTTGTCCAAATACACCTGCACCAGATGATGCAGTAGCAGAAAATGTTGTTCCTTCATGCTCTGCCCAGTAGATAAACTCTGACTTTTGCTTAATTACTTCTGCGTAGTAGTTTGTTTCTCCAACAGATGTTTTAGCATCAGATGCTTTAGAAACGTCAATGTATCTTTCAAGAAGAGCACCAACTGTTCCTGTAACACCACCATCAATGTCAATTACGACAACGTGCATTTCATCTCTGAATCCACCAACTCCGTTTGTATAGAGTGAAGTACCAGGTCTAGGAGCAACGTTGATCCACTTAACGCCAGGTAAATACTCACGCTCTGTGTACTCATCTCTTACTGATGTTACAGTAATGTTTGTTGAGTTTGTATCTTGTACAACGTCAGAAGCAGCAAATTCAATACTACCCTTGTCAAGAGCAATGAGGAGTTTTCTTTCGATTGTAACGTTAATCTTAGCAGTGTTTGTACCCTGTGTTATAACTTGGTTATCTGCAAGAATACCTGTAACACCACCACTAGGTAGACCGATTTCTAATTTCTTGTTAGTAGCATCGAAAGCAAGAACAGTTACTGCCTCAGCAGAACCACCAATAGTAATTGTTGTTGATGTACCAGGTGTAAATGTACCAACGATATCATCAATATCTAATACGATACTATACTTAAATACTTTACCTGCAGCACCAGATGCAGCAGTTACAGCAGCGTCAGCAACGAACTCGTGCTCGTTACCTGAGCCAGGAGCAGGTAGTACAGCGATTTGATCTGCACCTGCGTCTGTTACGAAAATACCGATTGAGTTTCCTGTATCACCAGGTGTTCTAGCAACCCATGTAAAATTATTAGATGCTGTTTCAATAGATGTTTCGTAATCTTGTAAATTCTTAACTAAAGGTGCTGTACCTGTGTCAACAGCGTTCTTTAACGTAGATGAATTAACACGAATGGTTTTTAGTAAACCTCCGTAGGATAAGAATTGTGCTGCAGAGAACCAGTACTCATAGTTACTTTCATTTGGTTCACCAAATTTTTCTGCAAGTTGTCTTTCTGAAGTAATCTCAATGATTTCTTCTACAGGTCCTTTAGTAAATGGTGCTGCAATAACTCCAACATTCGCGGTAGGAATAGTAGAGACAGTTGTCAGATCCCTTTCCTGAATTACTACACCTGGCGATGATTGATTAGTTGCCATGTTTATATACTCCTGAAATGCTGTTCAATCGGGTTTGTCTAAGATTATTTATATTTTTGAAACTTCACCTGTACTCCCACATATAAGATTTATCTCCATACTCCGCGACTTGCCATACATCACCCTGAGCATCTTGAAACTGATCTTCTTCTAATCCATCAGATACAAACCCAAATGGTGCCATGTCTTGTTCTATCTGGTCTCTCTGATCTTCATATATTCTTTGTCTTACATCATTATCATGCATTTCTTTAAAGTATGGTTGCATTGCCATCCATGAGAATATAACCAAACACATTGCTAGGTCATCATTACATCCATCCTCCGCTTGGAATGATTGACCCTTTTGTATGAATGTAGTCAGTTCCGCAATAGTATCATAGTCTTCTATGAGTAATTTATCATCCTCTATCAATGCTTTTAGGTTAGAACATCCCACTTGTTTAACAGCAGTTGACATCTTAATACCTAGTTGAGTTTTTTTACCAGAGAATCCTTGTCCAAGTTGTTGACCTGCTCTACCTCTCATGGATACCATAAGTAAATTTTCATACTCCATATCATACTGTATGATATCTGCAACCTGTCCACCTATATCATTTACTTCACATAAAATGTATGCATTATTATAGTTCTTAGCCACATCTACAATTATATTTGGAAAGATTATAGGTTTAATCTCATTATTTTTATATCTTGCTACTACCTTATATGGAACTGTAGTTGTATCTATTACACAAAATGCTGAGTAATCATTACCAACCCCTCTCGATACGTCAACTGTAATGATGTAATTATTTTTCTCTACTACATCTTCATATACTGCAAGACCTCTGTTTTGTTTAATAGGATCTTTGTATGGCATAGTTCTTAATTTACTAGGAGCAATAAGAGTATCAACAGATCCTAAGAACTCACATTCAAACTCAACTCTAAATTGTGATTCAGATGTATTCTCAATAGTTTGTTGTTTCCATTTAGCATCTCTACCTGGCACCTCTGACCAATGTACCTCAGTTGCAACATAGTTATTAGCACCACGTTCAGCATCATGCCATAACTTATAGAATTGATTCATCCCATGAGGAGTGGAGATAATAATAACTTTAGTTGACTTACCAGATGAAATTGTAGGATACACACTAGCAAAAAACTGTTCAGCAATATGATTCGGAACGAAAGCGAATTCGTCCAGAAATATAATGTTAAAGGACATACCGCGAACAGCACTAGCAGAAGTAGAAGAAGCGAGGATTTTACTTCCGTTTTCCAGTTCGAGTGACCCTTTGTTCCATCCGAGAATACCCTGTTGCATCCATTTAGGGAGATTTTCATAAGATAGTTGGAGGCGGCCCAACATTTCTCTTGCAGTTGGTGCTTTGTTTGCGAGGATTGCGACATTTACATTAGCATTGAATAGAACATACCATAATAGATATGCTGTGACTATAGTAGACTTACCAGACTGACGAGGTAATTTACATATATTAAATCTATGTTCATGAAACTTCCCTACCATGTCCTCTTGGAAGTTGTACATATCAAATGGTACGATACCCTCATCAAGAGATACAATTCTAATGTACTGTCTAATAAAATAGACAGGATCCTGAGCACACTTCATATACTCAGCAACTTGTTTCTTAGTAAACTGAGTAGAAACGTTTGCTTTCTTAAGATTAGGATTACCTAAGTATATCTCTTGTTTTCTACTCATACTGCTAATACCTGTACTACCTCAGGAAATACTTCCTTGACTCTACGTTCAATACCTAATTGTAAAGTTTGAGCACTCATTGCACAACCTGAGCATGCTCCTCCCATTCTAACCATAACAATAGGACCTTCCTTTAAGTAATCTATACCGATATACTCAAGGTATCCCCCATCAGATTCTATGTAAGGACGTAATTCGTTAAGAACTTTATTCACGTTCAAGTCGTTTAGCTCTTCTGTTTCTAAATCTTTCATCGATTTTTTTCTTAGTGTAGTAAAGTCCGACTAACCATACTGTAAAAATGGCACCTTCAACATATCCCAGTGATTCCCATGCCCATTGTAAAAATTCCCAAAAGTTCATTTAACCCTCCAATAATGTGCCAAATGATCTACGTATCTCACGTAGTTCTTCAAAGTCTTTCTTCTTTGTACCACCATCATAACCCCAAGCGTATCCTTCGTTAATCATTTGTTCGTTGAGCGATACAGAATCATCGCCAATGTATAACCAACCAAGCAACCTACCATACTTACCCATGCCACCTTTGAG